TTGTGCTCTTAGTTTTCTTTCTGTAACAGATACAGTTACTGACTCAAGGTCAAAAGAAACTTCACCAATTCTGTCTTCGAATTCTAATTCTTGGTAGATTCTATATTTACAGTAGAATTGTTGAGCTGTTTGTGTTGCAGACGCACCTAAAGTAAATCCTGAGTAACCATCTAAAGACGCAGCTCCGATAGCAGCAGGTACTTGACAGTCAACTTCTAAATAAATAACACCTGCGGCATCACATAAGTTGTCATAAGAACCACCATTACCTGTACCTGGCCATGATGTTGTAGTTTGAGTACCATATTGTACAATACCTTTACCGTATTTTTGAGTTACTACTCTAAATAATAATGGTGAAGTAGTACCTAAACCTGAGAATGCACCTTGTTGTCCAAGACTATCATACGCATATACATTCAAATCAGATAGGAAAGCTTCGTTATCCATTAATTGACCATCAGGACCAATTAATTTACCAGCACCACCCGATGTAAAACCAGAAAGAGCGATGATAACTTTTCTGTGGACAGGTCCGCCTGTAGTTGCTCCTGCAACAGTACCACCATTAGTAGTTGTATAAGCTCCATCTATCAATTGACCACTAGACCATACATAAGTAACAGCCGCTTTAGTGATGGCAGTGTAAGCACCTTTTGAATAGTCAAATAAACCTGCTGGGTCTAAGTCTGGTTCAGAACCTTCATAAAATCTATCGTAAAGGTTTTTGTCATTTGCTCCGTAAGCTGCTTGTGATTGTGCTGCAGTTGGTCCGTTTTGAGCTCCGATTGGTGCTAAATGCGGATTGTCGTAAGCTGTAGCAGTTCCGTATCCTTGGATTTTAGGTACAAAGTAGAACAATTTACCGATAGGTAAGTTCATAGCTTGTACAGATACTAAATCGTTAGCCAACAATTTAGAGAATACGCGTCTTACGATAGGGAAAACTACAGTTTCGAAAGAACCTGAACTATCAGTAGAAGCCGCTTCGTTAATTAGGTGAGAAGCTTGGTTTTCATATAACTGTGCCATATTCTCTTTGATGTGTCCTTTAAGACCGTCTAGGAATCCTAATTTATCCCATTTGTTGATTGTATCTTCTTTGATAACTTTAAGGTGTTTCAACCCGATGTTACCAACAAGACCTGATTCTAATAATGCTCCCATTTTTTAATTTTTAAATGTAGGTTTATTTTTTTATTTTATTTTTAACATCAAATCCTTCATTCTCATGAATTGAGGATTCTCATAAGTTTTATTTTCAATCAAATTCGTTGCTGAACCAGTAGATGCTGTTTTTGTAATTTTTGATTCTACTGATTCTTTAACAACTTTGCTAGATTTTGAAGTACCTTCAAGTTCTGACTTGATTGATTTGTAAAGAGACTTAGATTCTTTTAAAGACTCAACATTGTCAAATCTTCTTAGAATATTTATTTTTTCTTGTTTTGTTGTTGAATGTTCTGTGAACAATCTAGTTGAATAAGCTAAATTAGAGTTGAATATTGCAACTTCGTTCAATTTGTTTCTAAAGAAGTCCAAAGCTTTTTTGTATTCTTCATTTTTTTCTCTTAACAAATTTAATTCTTTGTTGAAAGATTCTTTTCTTAATTGACTTGGTGCTGCAACACGGTCTCTCTCAGCTCTTCTTCTATAAGTTAAAGTACGAGATGCTTCTGTGGTTTCACCTGGCATTTCGAATGATTGAGAATCATTACCCTCATACATTTCGTCATCCATTTCCATCATTTCATAATCCTTGTAATGACCTCCAACATCTCCGATTTTGTGACCTCCTCGTCTTTTGTAATCGTGTTTGTTTCCGCCAAATTCAGAATCCATTTCCATGTAATCCATTTCTGTCATTTCAGAATCCATCATGTTGGTTTCATCCATACAACCTTCAGTATATTCATCCATTTCATCCATTTCAGATTCGGTAACTCCATGTTTGATTTTTCCAAAAGAAAATTTAGGACCTTTTCCTCTTTTTTCTGATTTAAGACCTCCTTTATTACTGTCTTTGAAACCTTTATTGTTAACAGAAGATTTTGACATTCCGTCTCTTCTCTTACCAAAACCAATTCCAACAGGTTTCATTCTTTCTTCCATCATAGGGTCCATGTCTTCATTCTCTTCATCGTATTGGATTTCATACATAGTTTCATCATCCATTTCCATCATGTCATCGTATGATTCGTCTAAATCTTCATCATCCATTTCCATCATATCATCGTATGACTCACCCATCTCGTCTTGTTCGTAGACTAATTCATAAACAACGCTTTCATTTGTTGTGTCCATATATGTTGCGTCTATTTCATCTGAACCTCCACCCATATTAATCATGTACTCAGTATCTGCGTTAGTATCGGTCAAATGAATATTTTCACCGTCCTTTACTACAATAATACCGTCTTCGTCTCCCATAGCTTTGAATACTTTCATAACATCTTTCATGGGTGCTTTAGACATGTCTAATGGTGGCATTTCTACGTTATCTGTAGGGACCTCAACACCCATTTCAGTTGAAACTTCCGTTTCATCTCCTTCTGGACTCATTTCAGTATCTACATCTATTTCTGTACCTTCTACTTCGTCATCGACTTGCGGTTGTGCTGCGTCAGCATCTTCTCCTTGTTCGCGTACATTTTTTTTCTTCGGAGTTTTTAACGACTCCCTTACTAACTCACTGATTTCTTCCTTCATGGTAGAAGCAAGTATTCCTTGTGCGTTTTCCCTAATAGCTTCTTCAATAGTTTTTATTTGTAATAATGTTTTTTCAACTACTGAATCATTTGTGTTAAAATTCATTTTTTTAAAATGCGTATTTAGTTTATTTTATAAATAAATATGCAGATATTTCAAAAAAAATATTTTTTGGTCTTAATAAACAAAAAAAGGGAACATTTTTAGTGTTCCCTTGTAAATAAGTTATTTAATTTTTTACTCTATAACCTCATCAATTTTACTTTCAACGATTGCCGTAATTCGCCAATCCATAGAGTATGTTTCATAAGCTTTAGTTACTTTAGCCTCAACATCTGTTGGTGAAAAACCTTTAACTAATTTTTCTTCTTTAATTTTTTTAATTTTTCCTGTGTTGTCATCAACCATGTCGGTTGTAATTCTTGCGATAAAATATTTTTCGTCCATTTTTTAATTTTTTTTATTTATCCAAATAATCGGATAATCTTTTCATTAAGTCAACAGATTTTTGTAAACCATTTCCACCATCTGAATAAACATTTTCATGCTCAGAAAGTTTTTCTTCATATCTTGGTCTATCTTCGGCATTCAAATATAGATACGCTCCTGGTGTTGACGGTGACGATACAAGGTCAAAACAAATTAATTCAAAATCCTCCTGTACCTCATTTTGGTCTCCTTTTTTTACTAAAGACCCGACCCCACGAGAAGATACTCCCATAGTGACTCCTTGTCTCATAAGATTTGCAGCGACATCTCCCTTAGATGTTACAATTCCTCTTTCGTGAAAACCGGGACTTGTTAATAATTTAATTTTTCCCATTAATACATTTCCTTCCCACCATGTTTCTGTTATTAAATGTGAAACTCTATCTAAATCTACTAACGACGACTCAGGGTGATTTAATTCTGAAATGGACATTCCTCTTTTGATAATATCTTGATATTTTTCAGCTTCTCTTTTTAATATTTTTTCTGGATATATTCTACCATTTCTATTTGGAACCCCATATTTTTGTAGAGTTGCATAAAAGATAAATGGTTTAGAGTGGTCGAGTTGTCCGTATGATTCTCTAATTATATTTTGATTACGTGGTTCGTTTGGATTTATAATCCCAGCATCCCACTCAACAAGTATTCCTTTACCTGTATCTTTTGGTCCTAATATTTTCATAAATTTTTTTATTTTATAAATATTAGGATAAATTGGTTTCTTTCACTTTACTTTTACTCAAAGTAAAATACTTGTTGTTTTTTAAATCATCTTTGTAGATTGAATTTAAAATGTTTTTAATTTTGTTTTTCAACATTAATGATTTAAAATCTATAAATTGATTGTGAATAAATAATGTAAGTTCTAAATTAAAGAAACTTTTTTTATTTTTTTGTATTCCGCTTGTCCTTAAATCTAAATCAACAATTTGTTTTCTTTCAAATATTGTAATATCAATTACTTCGAGTAATGTATGTTGTATTTGTCTTTTTATTTCTCCAATTAACCTATTCCAATTTTTATCTTCATCTGTTGGTTCTATCCATGTTTGTAAAACTATGTATACTGATTTTAAATTTTTAGCATCTACTGTGCCATAATAACATTTCGCATCTTCGAAAATGTTTAGTTTTGATGTTTTCCCTTTTTTCATTCATAATGTCTTTCAAGTTTATTGGGTTTACTGAAAATATAAATTAAAAAATAATATTTGTCAAAATTACAAAAAACACATATATTTATAAAAAAACACTCTTAATGATAATTGTACCTGTAAAAAATTCATCTTCTTTAGAGCAAGCTCTAAAACAATATAAATTAAAAATTTATAAGACAAAACAATTAGAAAAACTCAGAGAAAGACAAGAGTTTGTTAAAAAATCAATTAAGAGACGAAAACAAAAAAATAAAGCGATTTATTTACAGAATAAATTTAATCATTCTTGATTTTCATTCTTTTTTTTGTTTGTAAAAAAATCAATAGAAGTTAAACCTAATGTTCCAAAAGCTAGTAATCCGATTGTTTCTACTAAGATATTAGGTGGATTATATTTTCCACAAGTTAGTGTACTAATAAATAAACATAAGATTAAAGAAAGACTACACAACAAACCAATAAATCTTTTAGATGAAATTCCACCATTAGCTCCTTCCATCATATTTTTAAAAAATTTAATCATAAACCTTGATATAGTTTTGTGAGTTTGTAAAGATTGTACTTATCTATTGGTGAACTTTTAATTTTTTGGATAGTTTCTTCTATTTTACTTTTTACTGAACTATCATTTGATTCATTTAAAGTAGACTTAAGTTTTGGGATAATTGACTCTTGTATCTTACTTATATTTTCTTTTAATTCTTCTTTACTCATAGAAGATAAAGACTCAATTTCTTTCATGTCACTTTCAGAAATATTTTTTAACTCATCATTCAAATTTTGATTAGCAACTTTTAACATCGAAGAAATTGGTAGATTAAAAGATTCATTAACTTTAATTTTATTTTCAGATGAAATAATATTCAGAATGTTCTTTTTTGACTCAAGCAATGTTTCTAAATTCCTTATAGATTTTATATATACCACATTATCAATATCTTGGTAATTATTTTCAGTATCGGTTGAAATTTTATTTACCCACTCGTTCAATTTTATAATACCGTCTAAATTATTTTCTAACAAAATTTGCGAATACTCAATTGTTTCATTAATGTAATCAGTTGCAATAGTTTTATCCAAACCTTTTTTTTGTGATAAATCATCGTAAATATAATACAACTCGGCTAAATCTTTATTTTCTAATAAGTTAGACTTTAAACCTTTCATAAAGGCGTCAAAAGTTTTTTTTCCGTAATGTTTAACAGAAGCGTTTTCTATTTTTGACTTTATTGTTCCAAATGTGTTCATGTTTTTTATTTAATAAATATTATCTATCTATCAATTCTTTTAACTTGTCGTTAATTTCAACTAAATTGTTTCTTCCTTTACCTAAATTCATATATAAAGAATCACCAAAAAGATTTTCTTCCAAAAGTAAATTTAGGTCATTTTTATTAAAATTTTCAGGTGTTACAGCACCTCCCGGTTCTTCCGCTGGTGGTTCAGGTGGAGCTCCTCCTCCCATATCCATACCTAAGTCAGCACCTCCTGCTTCAGCACCTGCACCGGCTTCAGCTCCCGCCTCGGCACCTGCCGCAGGGGCCGCAGTTTTCTTACCATAAAGATTATCGACTCCGTCAAAAATACCTGTTTTAGTAATTACTTCTGCAGTTTTTCCTAACTCAGCAGCAACTGCTCTTTCGACTCTTTGTTGTTGTATATCTAATTTTATTTCCTCATCAGAAAACCCTAAAATGTGTTTTTTAGCCCATGATGCAGACACAGGTGCTACCGAGTTTGCAATTTCAGCAACAGCATCTTTATAAAGAGTTATTTTTTCTTTCCAAACTTCAATACCTAATAAATCAGATTGTTTAGAAGGGTTAGTTAGTCCTAATGTAAAATTTGTTAATTCATCTTCAAACCCTAATAAGAATAAATGAATGATTGCAATTTTATTTAATTCGGCAATCATAGATTTTTGGATTCTGTTAATGGTTCTAGCAAATCTAATATCCAATAAAGATAAGTTTTTTCCGTCACCAACAGCCTCTTCAAAACCTAAATATGCTTTAGGTATTCTTAAGGCGGTTACAAGTTTCTTTTGGATATACTCAATGTCTGCTATCTCAGCCAAGTTTGTACCACCAGGTAGTGTTTCAATTGGATTAGTTGCTGTAGCATCACGAACGGGTATGAAGAAATCTTGGTCTACCGCCAATTGATTATATCTCATATCGACATTTCCAGTTTTTGGGTCAGCGATTTGGTCTCTTTTAAATTTACTAGCAACTCTCTGTACATATGGGTCAACATCTTTATCGTCCATATTACCCACAAAAACTTTAAACACTCTTCTTTCAGGTGCTCTAGAAACTCGATATATTAACATAGCATCTTCAGATAACAAAAGTTGTTTCCAAATACGTCTAGCCTTTTCTAACATAGAAGTACCATAAGGTAACTTTCTATCGTCCCCCAAAATTCTAAAATGACCTATTTCCCAAACATTAAACTCCATATTTTTTTCTTTCCACGTAAACTTGAGAGCGTCGTTTTCCATTTCTTGTGAATACTTGTCAGGTTGAAATCTCATTCCTTTTTCTAATCTTTCAATTTGAATATTTGGTAATTGCTGACAACCAACAATACCCTTCTCAGGGTCTAATTTTAAATAAACAAAGTTGTCACCAAACTTACAAGTATTTCTTGTCCACATCGGTAAGTTTGTATTTATATCTAACCTATTATTAAATAAGTCTGTTAATACTTGTTTTATTCTTTTTGACTCTGAATAAATTTGTAACATGTGACCTTCTTTATCCGGTGTTGTTGATTCTTCAGCATAAATGTCCAAAGCCGCAGAAATTTCAGGAGTGTATTCCATAGACTCATAATCGTAATATGATGCCATTCTTGTTGGTTCATAATAAACGGCTTGAGTGTACAAATTCGATTCAACTTTTTGCCATTGTTGACCAATGAACATTGTTTGTTGAGCTTGTAACTTTTCTTTTTCGTATTGAGATTTATCAGTTGTTTTAAGTAATTCTTTTTTATCAAACTTAAAAACAGGGGATTGTTGGTCCAATTGAGCTGTTGGTCCAAAAACTTTACCCAATCTTTGCCAAACGGTTAATTTTTGTTGTTCCATCGATACTTTTCTTTATATTATAATTATTAAGAAATTAAATTAAACTCTTGCCCCTCCAAATAACCAAGAATATTTTTGATAATCATCTCTAGTTGATTGATAGTTTTTCATAGAAGGGTTATTCATAGTATTTACAGGTAATGCTGGGTTGAAATTACTACTTGAATCTTTAAATTCCCGTGAATCCATTGTCCATGACTCAATCATGGCTTTTGCTTGTTCTGTTGCTTTTTCTAACTTAGAAAATGAAGATTCACCAACATAAATTGCCATAGCCATCGCCATAATTAAATCATCATGTTGTCCTTTTTGGTGGTCTGGTCTACCATTTACATAAACAAAAGTATTAAGTTCGTTAAATAATCTTTGTGACCGAACTGCAAACCCAAACCTTAAAGCCTCTTCAAAGGATTGTACTATTAAAACTCGTTTTGAGTTAAAATTAATACCAGGTATTTTATCGTTTTGTTTTGGGTCCCATTTCCATTTATCGGCGGGGTTTATTCCATCTACATATAGATTTTTATATCCAAGTTCTTGAAGTTTTCTAGAAGTTGCAACTCCCATTCCGCCCGTAATATCCGTCACAATAAACGCATTATACATAGTTGCCCATTTGAATGCAATTTCGGCAACAATATCAGGTGGAACTTTTGCAATGTATTCTAAAACTTGTTCCCTTTCATCAAAGTCAATTATAATAAAAGTTGTAAAGTCTTCACTATCTCCCCTTGAAACGTCCATACCCATAATATATCTATGACCAACTACAGGTTCTTTCCATTGCCAAAGAACACCACCCATAAATTTGTTTACAGGTTCTTTGATAAAGTCTTCTTTTATTTTTTTCATAGTTTCAGGAGGAATTACGTTATCTCCTGAACCCAAAAAGTTACACTCTAATTCTTGTGATATTTTACGTTTGTCAAACTTTAACTTTTTTGACATAGCCTCAAACCAAGAAGAATACGCCTTATACCCCTTATTTAATTTGTCTTTAATTTCTTCAAAATATCTGTCAAAAACTTTTATATTTGAGTAATCTAATGTTATTTCATCATCTTTATAATCGGCTCTATTCAACATGTAATGAATTATGTCATCACATTTAATTAACTTTAAATCTTTAGAATAT